AATCACAGCTATGCAGGGAGTGCGTTCGGAACGCTCTCCTATTAGAGGGAGTCGCTCGCGACGAATCATTTGTGAAATACGCTTTAGAGGTTTTGAATCCTCTCCCGGTTTCGCCGTATCGCTAAAAAATAAGACTACACGGTGTTTCATGTGAATTAAAGAAGAAAATAGATTAACGGCTGCAAATATAACAAAAATTATGGAGCTATACAACGATATACTTTGCGCGACCCATCCGGAATTGGTTCCCGACATTATGACAAATGCGGCTCTCATGCACGCATGCCAGCGTGATAAGAATCTTCGTGTTCGCCGAGGCTGTAATGGCAAGTCCGCGCTTTATGCCGTTGAAAGGCTGTCAACTGAGTACCGTGTAGAGGTAAAACGGCGCTGTACTGCTCCGGATATCCAGGCCCGGACGCGGGCGTTCATCGATACCATTGTGATAGACCAGATAGCGGCTACTTACTACGAAGGGGTCATCATAGACGGGGCGCGGGGGCTTAGCCATGAGAAAAGAATGCAGTATACCAACTCGGCCTCGATACTTAACGCGATACAGGCTCACCTGAGCGCAGCTGCCGCAGAGCAGAAAAAGGTTGGCAGATGGCGCCGGGTGAAGATGAGCGAGTATTGGCAGCGGATGGCGGAGTATCTGCCTCGGATAGCGGATGTCTACCCGCATGACTTGCCGGAAAGTCCGCGGGTATTGCAACGGAAATATCAGAAGTATGTACAAGGCGGCCATCCGAATTACGATGTGCTGGTCAGCGGCAAGTTCCGCAACCGGAACGCGGCCAAAGTGGCTACAGAGGAACAGATTGCATGGATATTAAAGCTGCTTAGTGTTCATACAAATCTTGACTGCCAGGAAATAGCGGATTATTATAATGTGGCAGCAAAAGGGAATAAATGGAAAAAAATCGACAGCCGTACGGTATGGAACTGGGCACAGCGGTACGGCTGGGCAGTCGACGCCGGGCGACGTGGCGCCAAGGAATACATGAATAAATACGCTATGCAGGTCAAGAGATTTGCCCCAACCGCCCCGATGCTGTATTGGACTCTCGACGGCTGGACGGTGGAGCTATATTACAAGAAACGCATCGGGGGAAAGCGCGGTGGTCGCACAGAGAATTATAAACGCATGACAGTGGTGGTGGTGCTTGACCCGACCAACAAATACCCGATTGGTTACGCCACCGGGCCGCAGGAAAGCCCCGACCTGATCAAGGCGGCACTCCGAAACGCCGTGAACCATACGGCAGAGTTATTCGGCCAACGGTTACGCCCGGTGCAGATACAGAGCGACAATTACCAAATCAAGGTGATGCTGCCGACATACGGCATAGCCGAGTATGTGACTCCGGCGCAGGTAGGCAACGCCAAGGCCAAGGTGATTGAGCCATATTTCAGGAGGCTCAACCATAAATACGCTAAAAAATGTGCGGGCAACTGGAGCGGCTACGGTATCACCGCACGCAAGGAGAGCCAGCCCAACCTTGAATGGCTGAACGCCCATAAGAGCCGGATTCCGGACGAGGAGGGCGTGCGCGAGCAAATCAGATGGATTATCGAGTCCGAGCGGGCATTGAAACGTGATGAATATGTGGCCGGATATAAAAACATTCCGCCGGAATATCTGCTGCCAATGTCGATGGAAAGCTACCTGCTGAACTTCGGACATGAAACCGGATATAAAAACGCCTTGGAGGGCAGCGGCCTTAATGTACGTCTTCTGGGCGAGCGGCACACATACGACTGCTTCGACCTTGAATTTAGAAAACACTCACACCTGAGATGGAACGTCAAGTATGATCCCGATGACATGCAGCAGGTTCTGGCCGTGAGCGACGAGGGCGACCTGAGATTCATGCTTGAGGAAAAGCATGTGCAGCCAATGGCACTTGCCGATCGCCGCCCAGGCGATGCGGAACAGTTGCAGAGAGTACGCGACTTCAACGACGAGCTGCGCCGCATGGTAATAGAGCATGACGCACGGGCAACCGAGATTGTGAGGGAAAGCCTGCTGCAACACCCCGACCTGCACAACCCCTATATAACAGGTGTATTGACCGACAGCAGAGGCCGGAACAAAGATCGCAAGAGCCAATACCGCCTCGAATACACCGACATGGCCGAAGAAGCTGCCTACGAGGAAAGTGCCGGAGCAGGTGCGGCCATATCGACAAGAGATTTATACTAAATGCTGATAACAGATGAAACAGACATAAAAAGAAGCCATAACCGCCAAACTGAGGGCGTATGTGGAAAGCAAGGAAAGCCAGAACGCCGCCGCCAAATCGCTGCGGGGAGTGAGTGCGGCCACTGTCAGCCAGATGCTCAACGGCAAATGGGAACTGATAGCTGACGATATGTGGCGCACAGTAGCCAATCAGACAGGCTACGACCCGCGTCAATGGAGTGTGGTGCAGACCGAGGGCTATACCCGCATGACGCAGGTTCTGACCGACGCGCAGCGGCACTCTCTCGTAATGGCCGTTGTGGGCGACGCGGGCTGCGGCAAAAGCCAGGCGATAAAGACCTACGCCGGGCAGAACCGTGGCGTGATCGCGCTCAGCTGCTCGGAATATTGGAACCGCAAGGAGTTTCTCGGCGAACTGCTGCAAAGCCTCGGAGTAGAGCCGGGTGGCACGACGGTGGCCGATATGGTGCGTGAGGCCATAAGACAGCTCAAACGCCGCGAGGGTGTGCTTATAGTATTGGACGAGGCCGACAAGCTCAGCGACCAGGTACTGCACTTCTTCATTACAATCTACAACAAACTGGAGGACACGGTGGGGATAGTACTTTGCGCCACTCAATACCTCAAAAAACGCATCGAGCGCGGTGCGATGAACAACCGCAAGGGTTACAAGGAAATCTACTCGCGCATAGGGCGCAAGTTCGTGCCGATGCCCGTGGTGAACCGTGGCGACGTCAAGGCCGTGTGTATGGCCAACGGCCTCGAAGACCGCCGGGAGATAGAAAGAATCATCGAGGACTCGGACAACGACCTGCGGCGCGTGAAACGTCTGGTGTGCGCACTTAAACTGAAATCAAACGACAATTAAAAACCGATTGGAATGGCACGGGCATTAAGCAACAAGAATATGTGCGACGCGAGGTTCACGGTAGCGGACTTCTCCGGTAAGTGGCTTGCCACCATAGGCAAGCCGGAACTCCGTGGCGCATGGATTATCTTCGGGGAGAGCGGCAGCGGCAAGACGCACTTCGCGCTCCAGTTGCTCGCCTATCTGTCGCGGTTTGTCGACCGCGTGGCCTACGACACCATCGAGCAGGGCTATTCGCTGAGTTTTCAGAACTCATGGAACGACGCAAATATGGGCGACCTCGGCAACAAGGTCATCATCCTGGACAAGGAGCAGATCCCCGCTTTGCGGGAGAGGCTGCGCAAGCGGAAAAGCCCGCAGGTGGTGGTGATAGATTCTATTACGGCGTTGGTCGGTTTCACCCGCGCCACCTTTGCCTCGCTGATTGACGAGTTTCCCACCAAGCTGTTTATCTTCATCGCGCATGAAGAGGGAGGCAAACCCTATCCGGCAGTAGCGAGGCACGTCCGCAAACTCTCAGAGGTAAAACTGCGCGTCGAGGGTTTCAAGGCATTTCCCACGACCCGCTTTGCGACCGCCGAGGGCGGCGGCGAGGAGTTTGTGATATGGCCGGAGGGCGCGGCAAGGTATCACGCGGACATAATAGACAAGGACAGCAATCAATAAAACGAGATATTTATGGCAACAATCACCCAACAGAACCAAAAGTGGCTTTTGAAAAAATTCCACACCCTCTGCTCCCGGCTCAACATGACTGCGGACGATAAACTCGCCCTGCTCGGCGGATATGGCGTGGAGAGCAGCAAAGACCTCTCCAACGAGGAACTGACACAAATCTGCGATTATCTCAACGACATCATCAACCCCGAGGACGCCAAGCGCGACAAGATGCGTAAGCGCGTGATAGCGGCCATCGGCGGCTGGCTGCGTCTGATCGGAAAGGGCGACGAGGACGTAGACTACATAAAAAACGTGGCTTGCCGCGCCGCCAAAGCCCGGAACTTCAACCAAATCTCCCTCGACCGACTGACCACAATCTACAATATGTTTCTGAAACGGCAGAAAGACGCAAAGGCCGTGAACGAGGTGGCCGGGCAGATAGCCTACGAGGCGCGGTTCGGCAAAGACGATTTACTTCTAAACTGATACGGATATGGCAAAGAAGAAAAATAGAGATCTTGTCGAGGAGCAGGGCGTCGGCTATATCAAGGTCACGGCAAAAGTTAAGAAAGGCGCCGTCACCGAGTGGTACACCTCAAAGTTCGGTTTTGCCTCCGTCTATACGGCCTCGGATTTAAGGAACGCCGCCGAAAAGATAAAAGAGATTGTAATAAGGGGCCTCCGCAACGAGAACCAGGAGGCCGAAAGCATCACCGCAACCACAAAAATATTTCATACCGCGTGTGAGTATCTGGTGCCCGCCGCAAAATCCTCGGAAGAATGAGCCTAATAAACGAAATCAAGCAGAAAATCAAAGAAGATACTGCGAAACTCTCCACGCCGGAATATGTGGAGTTAATGCGAGAACTCGCTATGTGGGCAGAAGACTCGGCCAACATCGCGGAATATGAACCCGACTTTAATACAGAAGAAGAATGACTATAAAATATGATGAAACCACAAAGCGATGGACGCTCGGCGACATAGCCGTCGGCCAGTTGCTTGCAATAGTGAAAGGAACGGCGTTGCTTGCTTCACGCGAGGACAATCCTTATGAAGAAGCAAGGGAAGTTGACAAGTTTTTTGAAAGGAAACTCTACAGCTTGCCGGAGATAAAAAAACGCAGGAAGCACTTTAAGATCCGCGCCAAGGAACGCCCCACCGGGAAGATTGTAACGCCGGAATTTATCGGCTATAAAACCCGCGACGAGATAATAGAATTTTTCGGCCTTGAAGAACCCGACATCGAGTGGTACACGATAACCGAAATTACCGAAGAAGAATTAACGACACCTAAAAACAACAGCAATGGCACAATGGATTGAAACGAAACTCCGCTACAGCAAGATTGTAGAAAACGGAGCAGTGAAGAAAGTAACCGAAGCCTACCTTGTAGACGCTCTGTCGTTTGCCGAGGCCGAGGCTCGGATCACCGAGGAGATGAAGCCCTGCATCAGCGGGGAGTTCACCGTCTCGGCAGTGAAGAAAGCGAAGATTGCAGAGGTGATGGCTTCGGACAGCGGCAGCTATTGGTATAAAGTCCGCGCAATGTTCATCTCGCTTGACGAGCGCACGGGCGCAGATAAACTCACACCCCACGACTTCATGGTCGAGGCCAACGACATCGAGGAGGCCATCGCCACATTCAAGAGCGAAATCAACCTCATGGTCGACTACAAAATCACCGGAGTAACGGAAACGGCCATCATGGACGTGTTCCCGGTCAGATTATCAAACGACAAATAAACCATATTTAATCACCCTTTAATCCCCATTCAAACAATGGCACGAAAAAAGAAAGTAATTCTGAGCGGCATTACCCGCGACGAAATGGAGGAGACGATGCACTCCTACGCAGTGGCCGACGCGAAGCAACGCGCACTGATGGCCGAAATGGACGGTAAACTCTCGGAAATCCGCGAGCAGTATTCCGGGCAACTCCAAGACCTCGATATGGAAAAAGACGAGGCTTTCGAGAAACTGCAAGCCTTTGCGACCGAGAACCGCGACGAGCATTTCAGCCGCCGCAAGAGTATGGAAACAACTCACGGCACACTCGGTTTCCGCATAGGCAATCCGCAACTCAAACCCGCCAAGGGTATGACGTGGGCCGGTGTTCTGGAACTGCTGAAAATGAAAGGCAAAGGCTACATCCGCACCGTCGAGGAAGTGGCCAAGGACAAACTCCTTGCCGAGCGCGAATCTGACGAGTGTCAGATCGTGATGGAGGCGTGTCATATCTCGGTAGTTCAGAAAGAAACCTTTTATGTAGAGCCAAAAAGCGAAGGATGAAAATAATGAAGCCCGCCGCAGGATTTAACCATACGACGAGCAACACCGTGGAACGTGTTGCAAAGATAGCGGTTAAATTATTAATATGGCACATAAACCACATAAAAATACACTTCTGCGCATACAACATGTCTGCGACATCACCAGGCAACACTACGAGGAGGGCAATCTGTCGAGGTGTTACAAACAGGTATGGCGGCGTTATGTGTATCCGGTTTATCCGTGCTGTTACCACACATTCCTCAGCTATCTGCGTCGTGGATTAAAGGACTACAGAGAGCCACACCACGACGCGCAGCCATCACTTTTCGATGAACTGTAGAACAAGCGCCGCCCGCAGCCAAAGAAGTCTGCGGGCGGTGTTTGTTTTCACTCCGAATTTCCAATATCGAGTGTGAGGCCGCCCGGCGCAAGGATATATCCGCTGTCGACAGTGGCCGAACAATCGATACAATGTGTCTGCCATTCCTCCAGATCCTCGCAAATCTGCTCGTGGTTGTGATCGGTAGAGGAGCCGTAATACTTGAACCGCGAATAGCTGCGCCCCTGCTTGTCGGCAGGGCCACCGAAATCGACGAAAGCCGCCTTGATGGCTCTGATCAGGCGGAAGCGCTGCAGAGCCTCGGCACGGTAAGGCGTATCGGTCTGGGCAAGTGTGGCCGTGACGATATGCAGCCGGATAACAATATCGCCTTGTACTGCATGCCGCCCGAGTTCTCCCCAGATAACGGGATAAAACTCTATGAAGACGGCAGGCGGCGAGAACGGACGCAACTGGGTGAGGCGTGTAGTATTCTCGTTCCACAGACCTACATGGTTGATGGCCGGTGTGTCGGGCATAGATGTATCGGCATTACTTTCCCGGTGATGATAGACAATTTCATTATCCACGAGGCGGACATGCGACAGACGCGCCTCTATATCATCGAAAAGTCTTAATCTCATCTTCTTCTGTTAAAGTTATCCGCGAGCCTCTGCGAGAACTGTTGGAGATTTTTGTTGACAATATCGCCCAATGCCTGCTGCACCTTATCGTGGTCGCCGATGAACTGGCGTTGCGGCATAGTCATCTGTCGCGAGTGAGAGCGTACGGTGTAGGTGTTCCCGGTTTTCTTGTTGGTTCGGGAATGTGCCCGGACGGTTACTGAGAAATTGCCACCCTCGTTGTGTAGCGCGGTGTAGGGCAGATGGGAGGAGAATACGACGGCCATTCCGCGCACCATCGAACGGATTGAGCGGCGCATTGCACCTGTAACTATGAGGATAGACCCCTTGCCGCGCTTGTTGGTTTTGCTTACCTTGGTTGCTGTCCACTTCCGGTCAAAGAAACCCTGCTCACGGAAGTTTTGGTTGAACATCTCCGTGAGTTTGACGCGGGCATCGCGCAGAATGTCGTCGTATATGCTCCGGGGCATCAGTCGGCGAGATTAGCGAAAAGGAGGCAAATCAGGCCTAATTTCACCTGCATGCGCTCGGCTTTGTCCTCGATTTTGGAAAAATCGATTTTAGAGGGAGTAGTCTTTATCTCCTCCCAGATATCGGGAGTGAGTTCCTCGCCGAGGCACATAAGTGCGGCGGCGACATCAGTCCGGGTAAACTCTGCTGTAATTGTAATTTTTTCGTCCATTGTTAAATTGTTTGGGTTTTAGTTTGTTATATCAGAAAAAGTTGCTAACTTTGCGTTTGAGAAAGTCGAATGATTTGCAAGGGAGTTTGGATCTCCGCCGCAGGTTGTTTGGCTTTTTTATATTATCCTTATCGCGTAGGGTTTCTGCTCAATTTTATTACCTTGTTTGGACACAGAACACTTTAACTGACACGTTTTCTGTACGTCTATGCCATTCTCCCTAAGAGTTACAGGGAATGTATATATATCATAGCGTATGATCCCTCTGGCTATCTTTCGGTCAGTTCCCTCTTTATCTACCAAATCTTCCGAACCAATAAATGTGAGTTTTTCGGGAAAATCGTGCAACAAACGTCTTGCTACTATCACTTCATCCGGGAAATAGCAGTGACAAATAATATCTCTGCATTGTTTCTTACCAAAATAAATATATCCATCGGGAATTTCCGAACTGTGGATCTCCCTTGCTTCAACATTCTGCTGTTTGAGCCATTCACGAGCCATATTTCGTGAGTGAGAAGTGAGTTGCATAAATACTTGCTTACAAGCGGAGCATTTGCTACTATCTCGACCCCATGCAAGGAACATTTTATTTTTATCACACCCATCGCATCCCTTGGGAAGATAGGGGTGTTTCCTGGGAAAGATAGTCATCTCCTGCCCTGCGTTGTAGCGGAATATCCGCGCTTTCGGTTCTTCGGTGCAAGCATCGCCGGCTGCCTTGGCGACGGCGGGGTCTGAC